TGTCCAGAAAGCGTCCACCCCTAACCGATGGATAGCCCAAAGAAGCTGATTGAAGCAGGAATCATGGATGGTTCTGCCTATCTTGCGAATAACCAGTAGATTAGCTTCAGGATATTCCATCATCCGGGTTATCAGGTTCAGGGCTGTTGTAGTGGATTTCTTTGAAGCACGGGAACCTTTGCAGACCCGGTATCTTCCCTTGAAGTTCCAGTATGTTCCATAGCCTTTTCCAACAATGTCAGGTAGCCACACCTTTTTGACAGGCTGGTTAATCTTCAAGGGTTTCACCGCCTGAAATAACAATCGGTTGTGCTATGTTCAGATCAGTCTTATCAGTGAATATCCCGTAGGTCTTTCCAATCAGTTCAGCAGCTTTCAAGCGGTCTTTGGCTGAAACTGAAATATCTGAAATGGTCTGAACACCGTCACCCACCAACTGAAGGGTTTCTTCCGTATGTTCACCCCGCATCACGCTTGTCAGGTATTCCAGAACTTCTTTGGCATCAGCGGTCTTTTCACTGTGAATGCGTTCAAGCTGTTCATGTATGTAAGACCACATTTCCCCGTTGTACTTTTCTGTACTTCCGGGGTCAAGCCATCTGGAAGCGTTTTTAGCTGTCACCTGTGAATAACCAGCACGAATAGCAGCCTGAACAGCGTTCTTATCAATCAGGTATTCGTCACAGAAACGCTTCTGTCTTGCATTCAGCGCCATTCAAACCGCCCCTTTCATTCAGTTTTCAATAAAGAATTGCAATAGAAAAACCCCACACCTTTTGGGTGTAGGGCTTATTTACACATTTACCCGCTACCATTATACCTGTCAAGCACTGTCATGTCAACAAATGTAGTGGTTCAGCGCTCTTTTATGCAGAGAATACACAGCATCTTGTGTCTTTTGCATTTCTTCACAGATATCAGACCATTCCTTGAATTCAAGATAACGCAGCTTCAGAACCTTCCGTTCCCCTTCAACCTTCAGCTTATCAATCCTTTGTTCAGCGTCAGCCCGGATCAGCTTGTATTCCTTCCGCAGTTCCTTCAGCCTGTCTTCCTTCTGTTCAATCAGGATGATTTGATTTTCTAACCCGGTATCCGTCAGGCTGGTTTGAACCAGTTCCTTGTCAAAGGACATTCCGGTCAGACCGTCCCTTGTCACATTCAGCATCCTGATTTCAGATTCTATGTCCTGAATCAGATCATAAGTCCGTTTCACCCGTGACAAATGTTCTTTGGGTGTCATATCATCACCGCTTTTCTGTTTTTCTTTAAGAAAAATTAAAAACTACCCTAAAAACTACGGATGAACTACGGATAAACTACGGTAAAACTACGGATAGAATGTAGGAAAATCAAGGCGAACTACGGCAACTACGGTTAATCTCAATTTCTTTATATAATACATTGTTTAAGGATAGGACTATATAATATATAAATAAGCGTTTTCTGTGTCCTATCAAAAAACCTGTTTTTCTAAGAAGTTGAAAATACCCGTAGTTACCGTAGCAAGCCTTGAAAAATAAGGATTTTATCCGTAGTTTATCCGTAGTTTATCCGTAGTTTTACCGTAGTTTTATCCGTAGTTTTTTGAAAAACCCCACAGTTTTTACCCGTCATCCCCGGTCAGGTATTCACCCGTTTCAATCACAAATCCGGTCTTGTGACAACCGGGGCATTCCATGTCTTTCAGCAGCAATCCTTCCGGTCTTACATCAATGAACCGCTTCAGGCACATCAGGCAGATACATTCCGCAACTGTGTAAGCGTTTGGGGGAGCATGAAAAACCCCACAGCTTTCAACATCTGGTAACACAGGGTCAGCGGGTTCAAACGGACAATCCAGCGGAATCCCTTCAATGATTCCTTCAAAAACCCCGGAATTTTCAGCCACAGCGCAACCAATCCGCTTCCGCACCGGGCAGGACAAGCAATTAGACGGGAAATTCTCATTCATCACAATCATGTGTATTCTTCCCATTCAGCGCCCCTGAACCGGGTTTTCAATCCCCGTTCAGCGCCCCTTTCATCTTTGTAGTGATAATCAGCGTATGGATGTTTCTTCCCGTCATAGTCAATGTATTCCACATCCAGCGCATAACCGGACAATCCCCGCCGAATCATAGCGGTCAGATTCATTCCTTCCCAATAGGTTCTGAAGAACCGCACCCTGTCAGCCATTCGTTTTCACCCCTAAACCGTCATCACCAAGGATGACCACAATTTCACCGTCTGTCAAATCATGATGGACAACCACCCGTTCCACATATTCATATTCCGTTTTACCGGGGAACAGGACAATTGCTTCCTTATGCTGAACCTGTTGCAGCGCAAGTATCAGTTGGTCAACAGTCATCATGTGTTAGCATCCACCTTTTTCATAATTTCAAGCACCTTGTCAACGGAAAACTGTTCCTTCCTTGTCCGTCTGGTTCCGGGGTTCCAGTCATCTACAATCTTATGATAGATTTCTGAAGCCATTTCCCGGACTTCCTTCAGAATGTTTTCATAGTGTCCCTGAACATCCTGAACCTTGTCACATTCCCCGGAACAATAATGTTTCAGGATATCTTCATCCGTCAGATTCAGACCGTCCAGCACCGTTTCAATATCCATTTGTTCCCGGACATAATCAGCGCAGTCATCACAAACATTATCCCGGATCAGTTCCAGCACATGTTCATCAGTGTAGGGGGTCACCGGGACACCGTGAACAATCCATGTATGACCCAAGCTGTTGAATCCGTCAGCCATTGTCATCACCTTCCATAGGGTTATTCACTTCCAGCAGCACCGGGGGAATAGTCTGACCCACAACAGAAAGATAGATAATCCCGGTTTCATTCAGCTTCTTCAGGTCTTCCGGTTCAATTTCCCAAGCGCTAATGATGTAGGGAACACCGTTTTCATCATGGGCAACGGTTCCGGGCAGATCACCGAAACCTTCAGCAATAAACTTAGCGTTAGTATCCTTGGTCACAATCGGTTTAATCATCAGTTTCAACCTTCCTTTCAGTGCATTATTTCCAGCAGAATCAGAATCAGCAGGAACGTTATCAGAACCATGAAGAATCATCTTCTTTCTGTTTCAGTTCTTCCACCATCTGTTTGAAATCTTCACTTTCTTCCAATTCGCTGATTCTGTGTGAAGCAGCCATGAACAGATAAATGAACAGCGCAAGCAAAGCAGCCAATATACCAATCACAATCCAGCCAACAGTTGACATATCATTTCACCCCTTTCCATGAATCAGGTTCCGTCCACCTTGGAAGCGTACATATCAGCGGTATGGGTCAGAAGGACATTGGGATATTTCCTGATAGCAAGGTCATAACCCGTCCAGTCATCCTTTTCATAAGCGCCCATGTGATACCGGATACACAGCATTTCTTCTTCCGTAAGCTGAAGGAAGCTGGACAGGATCAGAACCGACTTAGCGCCATGACCGGACAGCAGCAGTTCATTGTTGTATTCATAGTGAACCACCCGTCCTTCCGGTTCACTGGTTCCAAACATCGTCTTTCCGGGGTCATCCACAATTTCCCGGTATTGGTCAATCTTGCACAGGTCATGGAAAAACCCCACAACAAACGGGGATTCCGGGCGCTTCCATTCAATGTCCAGCCCGTTACAAAGCCACATCAGGTTTTCAAAGACCCTGTGTGAATGGTCATACAGACCACCGGGATAATTCCCGTGATATTTTGTGCTTGCGGGGGCTTTGAAATACCCGTTGTCCGTCAGGAAATCCATCAGGGACAGGTTCCCCCGGATCAGTTCAGGCGCTTCCCGCTGGAATTCATTCAGTCTTTGAACTTCCGTCTTCATTCGGTTTCAGTCCTTTCATTTTTCGGTATTGGGAAAACCTGAAGCATTTCATGTACATCAGGTCAACAATCTTGGAATAATCACGGGGTTTGGAATTCCGTTTCATGATAGTTTCAATTCGGCTGAAGTTCATTTCATTCAGTTCAGCTATTTCAACCGTCAGGAACCGGAATCCGCAACCAAGGCATTCCCTTCTTCTGTTGATGTAGTAAGTATGTTTCCGGGAATCCACAACCAGCGAATCCGAACAACCGCACTTGGGGCAATTCACCCGGAATCACCCCTTCCCGGCATAACGGGAACATTCCCACAGTTCATATTGGCGCTGGTTCAGCATTTGCCACACTTCATGCAGCCCGGAAGATTTCCCAATCAGTTCATGGATACTTTCTGACAACAGTTCCTTTTCAACTTCTTCCTTGATGGAAACCAGCTTCAGGGAATCCCGCTGTTCCGCTTTCCTGTGAAGTTCTTCATCATTTTTCTTTATCAGAACATCCACAGCGTCCCTTAACCGCTGGACTTCTGGACACATGATAACCGCCCGTTCCTGACACATGGAAGGATCAACAATCACGGTATCAGAACCGGGTTCATATTCTTCCCCGTACAGATCACAGGCGAATTTCACAGCGTCCCCAAGTTCCTTGAAAGGAAGGGTCTTCTTCACCACCGCCCACTTTGCGTTCACATTCCCGTCAGCGCCGGGAACACGGGCAAGGCAGTTGTAATAGTGTTTCTTATCCATCCGCAGCGCCCACTTTCCCAATCATCAGTTCAGCATAGGGAAGCTTTTCAACGTACAGGCAGAAATCCCGCCATTCATCCAGCTTGTGGTTGTGCCTGTATTCCCACATATTGGACAGCGCTTCATAGGACATGCAGACTGTCCGTTTCTGGTTGAAGCTGGAAGGAAG